GAAGCATCTACCGCAGATAAGCCACGTCCATAGACAAGACGTGAAATGTTGTTGATGATTGCGTTGTTTGTAGTGCTGTTCGTGTATCTATCCAAGAGGAAAGAATAGTAATTGTTGTCTTCTCCGTAATCTACCCAAGCATCACGCTTGCTCTCCTGAATAACAGGAGTAGTGTATGCCGATAGATTTAAGACGTGTACGTTGTTACTCATAAACTATGAACGTGTTTGATGTCGTGTTAGATGTATACTCTCCGTTGTTTACGGAGAACGTTACGATGTTTTGGTCAGTACAAAATATCCTATCCTTGTAAACTATGTCCGTGTTGTACAAGAGTTGTAAGTCGTAGAAATGACCTTCCTTTAATGCGAAGTTTGCACTAACATAAGTGACATAGTCATTGCTCGCAATCTGAGTGATAGGTACGGTTAATGGTGTGTTCGTTTGGTCGTCCGTAATTACCATTGTTAGAATTCCTGATCGTGGAATACAAGCAAAGGTTTGAGTTGATGTAGATGTCGTTAGTACAATCATACTAAATTAACTGACGTGATACCAATTTGTTTTAAATGCAAAAAGGGCAGCCAAAGCCACCCTTCTTACACGCTATGAAGAAAACGATTAAGATGTAATGATAGTAGTCGATGCTCCGAATACATCGCCTGATGAACCTGTAAGACCTGCCTCAGATGTGCAGTCAAGAAGATTGGCGAGTAGAGTCTCTTGCGCTACGAAAGTCAAAGTGTATCCGTTAAGGTCACCCATCGCAGTACCATTAGACACGTTTGCAGTAGTCAACTCAGCACCATGCTCAAGACCCATCAAGAAGAATTGGTTGTTGCGGTTGCGAACTACGATTTGTGGACGTCCGTAAGCTAACAATTTAACTGACTTGTGTGTAGTAGCATCTTGCTTCTTCAAAGTCATTGTTAAAGTTTGCTCAACGAATGTAGTTCCGTTTTCACGGGAAGAGGTTACAACTTGCTCAAATGAGTTTGTTCCTTTGAGTTCGTATTTGTATAGGGAAGTTACGTTAGCGATAGTATCAATGGTGTCAGTACCTGATACATAAGTCACGTCTACTTCAGGGTTGAAGTCACCATAGTTAATGAAGTATACCGTTTCAATACCACCAACGGCATCCTTACATACTTCTAAGCGACCATTTGCTAAATCACAAGACATATTTTTAAGTTTTAAATGTTATAAAAAAGGGAGGGAAGTTTTTACCGCCCTCCCCGATTATTTCAGTTTAGCTAAGATTAGTTAGCAGAGTTTGTGATACCGTAAGTAACAACATCTTGAGCAAAGCCGTATTTAGCATCTGCAGTAAAACGCATGATTACACGAACATTTTGCGAACCATCAAGGTCACTCATGTCTAATACTTTAACTTCGTTCATGTCGTTCAAAAGACCAGTTGCAAAGAACAAGTTAGATTTTTGAGTTAACAATGCTGTGTTAGCAGCCATACCATTTGCCATGAATACACGAACACCATCAAAATACAAGTCACCAAGTTGTTGGTTTGTACCTTTGTTGTCGTAACCATTAGCACCTACACCTGAAGCAGCGAAACCACCCAATGCACGAACATAGTCACGGTAGATGTCAGAAGAAACGTAGAGTGTCAAATCTTCTTTTCCGTAAAGGGCAGCAGGACAAGCATCGATGATTTTACCAAGCTCAGTGATTACGTTAGCAGCAGTAACTGTAGTACCTGCAACTTCTTGTGCAGATGGCAATGAAGCATCAGTAGTCAATTGTGTCATGATACCTGCGAACTGACCTGCAGTTGCGTTAACACCTTGCCAAATTGAAGTCTCCATACCTGCAGCAACTTTCTCAGCAGCGTGTGCAATCAAGAAGTCAGCAAAAGACTTAGGAAGAGTATCAAATGCAGAGTAACCCATTTGGATAGCATCCCAATCTGAACGGAAGTCAGTTTTACAAAGTTGTAAATTAACTTGGAAAGACTCAGGTTGAAGGATACGCTCAGTCAAAGTGATAGTAGACGTAGGGTCGAAATCACAAGTAGCGTTTTTGATGATGTCATCAGTAGCTACACGCTTGATAACTTGCTTAAATTTGACGTTAGGCATGATAGTGATACCGCCTTTGTCAAGGGTTGGAGCAGATAATAAAGCTGCTGCAATGTACTTACCTGCGAACTCGCCAGCGTAAGTAGTAGTAATTGAAGTTGTTGTTGGCATTTTATTAAATTATTTAATGTTAGAAATTCTTGATAATACGCTATCCATAGTAGTTGCATTTCTTTTAGAAGCAAACTTGAATACGTCAGTAGCTTGTGTGTTTTCAGGATTGAAAGAAATCGGCTTAGGCTCTTCGCTTAATTCTACAGGTGCAACTTCTTCTGCAACTTCAGTAGATAAATTGAGTTGTGCTTTCAATTCTTCGTTCTCTTTTTTAAGTGCTTCGATTTCGCTGAAGAAAGACTCTTTAACGATAGACTCAACGATTTTTTTAGCTTGTGGAGCAGTCTCAGTAGCAGCCTCAACTTCTTCCTCTACCATTGGAGTTTCAGGAGCTTCTACTTCTACCTCTACTTCAGGTTCAGCAGCTTCACGAACGTCAGCGATTACACCTTCTTCGATAACTACTAAAACACGCATGTCTTCTAATTCATACTCACCTACAGGAAGTGGGATACGTTGTTCGTCTTCCGTTAGGATAAACACAGGTTGACCTGCTTCAAAAGCATCTGCTTCAAGCATAGATACTCCGTCTGAAAGGAGCATAGTTTCCAACTTCACTTCTAAACCTAAAAGTGTGCGGACTTTGTTTAAGATTGATTTTTCGTTCATTTGTTTTTATTTACTCGTTTACAAAAGTGTAATTTTTGACTGCTGAATTTTCGTTATCAACCGCCACATACATTTTATCTACATCGGCATAGTTAGGAATGCTCTTAACATCTACACCTAAATCTTTTGCTTGTTTTTCTACTTTAGCCAAAATACCATCAATTTTTGTAAGCGTTTTGCTAACTGATGCGGTATATTTTTCTGATGCAGCATATGCTTTATCAGCGGCAACTTGTGAATCTTTAACAATTTTGGCAGCAGCTTCTTTTGCTTTTGCAATTCCATCGTCAGATGTTTTTAGCTTTACTTTTTCGTTTGCTAATTGTTGCATGATTGCATCCAACTCACCTTTAGCTTTTGCCAAATCTTCGGCAGCACCCAACTCAATTTTATGAGCAGATAACTCGATAGCTTTATTGGCTTCCGCCATTCTCGCCATTACTGATTTCATTGTGTTCATATATGTATAACTTTAAGATTTTACGCTTGTTGTATTTTATCCGTTTTGACGCACGATAGTTCTCACTCCGTTCACCTCAGTTTGAGTAGGAGCAAGCTCGTTTACCTCTGATGTTTTACCGATACCCTGTGCTTGTAAACTGCCATCACAACATTTGGTTGAGTATTTTCCGTTTTCACATAGGCAGCCTCTTTTGCTACCTGCTCTTGGACTTGCCTTGCTTGGTGTTTTAAATTTGCTCATTAAGTAGTTTTTTAAGTTGTTCAATAATTTCATTTTTCTTTTGTTGCTCTAATGACATTTCTAACTTATCAGCAAAGTAACCCTCAATTGAGAAGCCTTTAACCTTGCCAGCTTTTACGTCATTCCACACCTCATCGTTGTCCACCTTCATGGAAATCATCCATGTTCCTTTCGGTAAGCTGAAGCCGTACTTTTTAGATTTATCGTGTACCTCATCTTCAATCAACCAAGACTCTACTACGGTCATTCCTTTGACTGCGTCCTTGTGTTCGTAGGTTGCGTTGGATTGGTTGCCGTTCTTGAAAAACAACTCCATCGCCTGACGTACCGTGTCCTCCGAAAAGTAGATGTAGTACTCCTCTTTCTTTGCGTTTACACGATAGATTTTTTTGTTAGGTATCAAAGCGGCTACCATTAGTATGCGTTTCTCTTTGTCAACCTCTTTAAGTTCTACTTCGTGTTTTGCTAAGGCTATAAAGTTC